GATACATTATATACTAATTTAGAACCATCTACAATACCTCATGCTGTATTAATCATTGCTGATTATCAATACAAATCAGCCTTTGTAGCAGACCAAGAGATTAATTTAGTTGCCTGTTTAACTGAACTAATGTCCCAGGTCAAATTCAAGTGAAACCTGCAAAATCAAACAAAACACATAAAGCTACAGGACAAGATGTTGTAATGACACCACCTGAAACTGCTATTAAAATATTAAATTATTTTCAACAACATTGGAGTTATGGAAAATCAGATGATAAAGTGTTAGATCCTTGTAGAGGTGAAGGTGCTTTCTATAATAATATGATAGGTAATAAACATTGGTGTGAAATTTCTGAAGGTAAAGATTTTATGGATTGGAATGAACAAGTTGATTGGATTATTACAAATCCACCATATAGTATATTTGATATATTTTTAAAAAAGGCTATGAGTGTATCTGACAACATAGTATTTTTTGTACCATTACAAAAATGCTTTAAATCTAAATCAAATGACCTAATGGTTAAAGAATATGGTGATATTAAAGAAATAATTAATATGGGTACAGGTGCTCAACACGGATTCAAGGTAGGTTTTCCTGTTGGTTGTATTTATTATAAAAGAAATTACATAGGTGATATTAAATATACAAGGATGTATAAGTAATGTATGAACTAAAAGACTATCTCAACTCCATAAACTTTACTAAAAAAGACTTGATGAAGTCTGAAGATAAAGAATGGATTAAAAAGTATCCTGCTTTTATAATCAATAAGATATTGTCTGGTTTTTCAGATACTATAATGCTTGTCAATGAAGTGAATCGTAATCATTTCCTTGATAAGGATATGCAATACTCGTTTCTACTAAATAGTATTAGATCAAAGAAAAGGTTTAGTCCTTTTTTGAGAGCTAGTAAATTAAAAGATATTGATTTGGTAAAAGAGTATTATGGATATAGTAATGAAAAAGCAAAAACTGTCCTTGATATACTCACTAAAGATCAACTGAAATTGATTAAAGAGAAATTATATAAAGGTGGGACAAAATGAATGANTTAGATAATCTATGGCATCCTGAGAAGATGTTAGAGGTACAGTTAAAAGAACCTGATGACTTTCTTAAAGTTAGGGAAACATTAACTCGTATAGGAGTGGCGTCAAGAAAAGATAAAAAGTTATTTCAATCTTGCCACATATTACACAAACAAGGAAGATATTTTATAGTGCATTTCAAAGAGTTATTTGCTTTAGACGGTAAGTCAGCAAACTTTTCTGATAATGACGCTGAACGAAGAAACACAATTGCTCAACTGTTAAGTGATTGGGGTTTAATCGCTATATTAAACAACTCTATTGCTGAGAAGAAAGCACCTCTATCACAAATTAAAGTATTAGCATTTAAAGAAAAAGGTGAGTGGGATCTTCAAGCAAAATATAATATAGGTAAAAAAATAGAAAATGAAGGCGCCGAAGTTTAAAGATTTCATAACAGAAAAAGTTGAGAGAAGTGATATACAAGTTGCTATCTTAACTAAAATCAATGCTGACAGTAAGTCTGTTGTTAGTAATATGATTGCTAAGGAATGTAAAAGAAGAAATATTCCTTGTCATATTATTAATACTTCTGAAGCATGGGTGTCAAAAAATGATTTAGAGAAAGGTACTTTGCTTGTATCAAATATTGATGGCGAAGATACTGAAATAGAATTCGAGCTTTCAAAAACTATCTGCTTTACAAGAGCAGGTGTTCTTGAAGACGAAACTGGTTTAGCGTTGTTATCTACATTCGAAAATGCTGGTGCATTTATGATAAACACTAGAAACAGTATGCTCACTTGTGATAACAAGATGTCAGCATACATTTCTTTTGAGAGAGATAATATACCTACACCTAGGACTGCTTTGATTTCAAATGAAAAAGGATTACTTCATGCCCACGAAAAATTAGGTGGCAAGTATCCTGTCATTATGAAAACACTAACAGGTACACAAGGTATTGGTGTATCAGTTGTTGATTCTGAAAAGAGTATGGTATCAGTTGCACAATCATTGTGGAAGTTTGGTGCTGCTCTTTTACTTCAAGAATTTTTAAAGTTTGATTTTGATATTCGTACAATCGTTATTGATGGTAGAATATTAGCGTCAACAAAAAGAATAAGTGCTAAGAAGGACTTTCGTTCTAATAGACATAGAGAAGCAACAACTGAACCTTACAAGTTATCAGAAGATGAGAAGAAGGTAGTGCTAGACGCTGCTCGTTCTTCAGGTGCATATATGGTAGGTGTTGATCATGCAATAGTCAATGGTAATTATTATGTATTAGAGTGTAATGGATCACCTGGAATCGGTTCAGAATTTGCTTTATATAATACTGATTTAAGGGATAGATCATATGTAGGTAAGACTACACCTGATAATGTAATAAAAGAATTATTTAACTATCTTACACAAGATGTACACAGAAAATACTCATTTACAAAAGAAGCAGGATTCCATGAGAGAATTATTATTGATGGCTATGGGCCTGTTAGAGCAAAGTTTGATACAGGTAATGGTACTCAAGCATCAATGTTTTGTGTTGACAAAATAGATGTATCAGGTAAAACTGTTAAGTGGGAAAAAGATGGTAAGAAATTTACAAGTAAACTAGAAGGTACTTCTGAAGCAACTCGAATGGATCAAGTAGATGAAAGACCGATTGTTCTTGTAGATTTAACTTTCAATAACAAATACTATACAGATGTGCCAATTGGCTTGACAACAAAAGATTCAAGAAGCACATTTTTAATCAATAGAGATTTATTGACTCGATTTAAAGTCAATGTAAATCCAAATAGAAAGTTTGTTCTTTCTTCTTGGATTGAAAGAAGCGATGGTAATGATACACGAGGTGTTAATTTACCATTAGAAAAAGATGAATAGACGCTTTACAATCTATTCTAAATATGATATAATAACTATATAATTAAAAGGAGTGAACAATGGCATTAAATCATCAAACAAACAATCCACTATACAAAGCACTAGAGAAAAAATACATTGCAGATATTGAAGCTGCAAAAGCAACAATGATAATCTATTTTGATAATCCTGTTGCAATAGGTGAACACCCTCAACATCTAACAGAATTAGATAAGTTGAATGATCAACTTGCAAGTGCAGAAGAAAAACTTGAAAGTTTAAGAAAACATTTCAACAANACACAGATATAATATTAATGAAATTCTATACTTCGGTATTGCCGTATCGTGGCAGGCTATTGGTTCGTGGTGTCAANCANGATGGTAGTCATAAGAAGTTTAGAATTAATTANAANCCATCTTTGTTTGTACCATCAGGCAAAGAATCAAAATATAAAACACTAGACGGTCGTNATGTAGGTAAGGTTACTTTTGAAAGTATGCCTGAAGCAAAGAAATGGATTGATCAGTATAAAGATGTAAGTGGTTTTGAATACTTTGGTAATACAAGATATCAATATCCTTTTATTGCAGATGAATTTAAAGGTAAGATTGATTGGGATATTAAACAGATAAGAATACTTACAATTGATATTGAGTGTGAAAGTGAAAATGGTTTTCCAGATTCAGATGAGGCAATTGAGCCTTTAATTTCTATTACAGTTAAAGAACATACAACAAAGAAGATCATAGTCTTCGGTATGAATGACTTTGTAAATGATCGTGATGATGTAAAATTTATTAAGTGTACTACTGAAAGAGCATTAATTGAAAAGTTTTTAGAATTTTGGTTAGACTATAATCCTGATATCATCACAGGTTGGAATGTAAAATTCTTTGACATACCTTTTTTAATGAATAGATTTAGAAGACTTATGGGTGATGAATTTATTTTACAGTTTAGTCCTTGGGGCGTAGTTTCACAACAAAGTGCTAGAATAACAGCAAAAGGTTTTAATAAAGAACAAAACTATTGGGACATCATGGGCGTTTCTGTATTAGATTACCTTGATCTATATCGTAAACATACATTTGTTAGACGAGAAAGTTATAAACTAGATTACATTGGTGAAGTAGAACTTGGTGAAAACAAACATGAGAATCCTTATGATACATTTAAAGAATTTTATCAAAAAGATTATCAACAATTTATAGAATATAATATCCAAGATGTAGAACTTGTTGATAAGTTAGAAGACAAAATGAAACTTATTGAGTTGCATTTGACTATGGCCTATGAAGCAAAAGTTAATTATCAAGATTGCTTTGGTCAGGTTCGTATGTGGGATACTATTATATTTAATCATTTAAAATCTAAAAATATTGTTGCACCTGCTGTAGTAGAGTCTAAACAATCAAGAGGTTATGAAGGTGCATATGTAAAAGATCCTGTTGTAGGTTTTCACGACTGGATAGTAAGTTTCGATTTAAACAGTTTGTATCCGCATTTAATTATGCAATACAATATCTCTCCTGAAACTATGGTTGGTTATGACCCTAATCGTGTCAATGTAGAGAATATGTTAAATCAAAAATCTGACCTGTCTGACCTAGATACGAGAACTATCACTCCCAATGGTGCTCAATTTAGGACAGACAAGCAGGGTTTCTTGCCTGAACTTATGGATACATTATACAAAGAACGAGTTATCTATAAAAACAAAATGGCAAAAGCAAAAGCATTGTATCAAGAAACTGGCGATGAAAGATTAAAGAATGAAATATCATCAAACTATAATATACAGTTGTCAAGAAAGATTGCTTTAAATAGTGCCTATGGTGCAATCGGTAATCAATACTTTAGATACTTTGATGTAAGACACGCTGAAGGTATCACGATGGCAGGTCAGTTGACTATTAGATGGATTGAACGTGATGTGAATGATTATCTAAACAAACTATTGAAGACTAAAAATGTTACTTATGTTGTGGCTTCTGACACAGATTCAATTTATATTAAACTAGGTGAAATGGTTAATAAAGTATTCAAAGATAAATCTGACAATAGAAAGATTGTAAAAGTATTAGATAAATTTTGTGAAGAAAAACTACAACCATTTATTGATTCTAGTTTTGAAAAACTTGCAAAGTATGTTAAGGCATACGATCAGAAAATGATTATGAAACGAGAGGTGATTGCCAACAAAGGTATATGGACTGCTAAGAAAAGATATATTCTAAATGTGTTTAATGAAGAAGGTCTTGATTTAAAAGAACCTAAACTAAAAATCATGGGTATTGAGGCTGTTAAGTCGTCAACTCCTGCACCTTGTCGTGTCAAGATTAAAGAAGCATTAAAAGTAATTATGACAAAAGATGAACCTGCATTGATTGAATTTATAGAAAACTTTAGAACACACTTTAAGAAGTTGCCACCTGAAGATATTGCTTATCCTAGAAGTTGTAATAATCTTAAAAAGTATTCATCATCAAAAGACATATATCAAAAGTCAACACCTATTCATGTGAGAGGTGCTTTACTTTATAATAATCAATTGAAGAAACATAAACTAGTTAAGTATGAAACTATACAAGATGGTGATAAGATTAAATTTATTGCATTGAAAGAACCTAATCCTTTAAGAGAGAATGTTATATCATTCTCAACTAAACTACCAAAAGAATTTAAACTACATCAATATATTGACCATGATGAAATGTTTACCAAATCATTTTTAGAACCATTAAGATTTATTGTAAATGCAATTGGTTGGAACTTTGAAAAGAAATCAAACCTAGATGAATTTTTTTAAAATAACACTTGACATTAGAGAAATCGTTATTATATAGCATAGAAAGGAGAATTATATAATGAGTAAAATAATAGGAATAGACTTAGGAACAACGAACTCTTGTGTTGCCGTAATGGAAGGATCACAAGGGAAAGTATTAGAGAATGTAGAAGGTGCAAGAACAACACCGTCAGTAGTATCGTTTGGTGATGAAACGCTAATTGGTATGCCAGCAAAGAGAGTAGCAGTAACCAATCCAGAGAATACTATCTATGCAGTTAAGAGATTAATTGGTAGAACATTTGACGGAGAATCTGTACAAAAAGATATACAGACAACACCTTATAAAATTGTTAAGGCAGATAATGGAGACGCATGGATAGAAGCAAAAGGTAAAAAGTATTCACCATCACAAATCTCAGCTTTCACTTTACAGAAGATGAAAGAAACTGCTGAAAAATATTTAGGATCAGAAGTTAAAGAGGCAGTTATAACTGTACCTGCTTACTTCAACGATTCACAAAGACAAGCAACTAAAGACGCTGGTAAGATTGCAGGTCTTGATGTTAAAAGAATAGTAAACGAACCAACAGCAGCTGCATTAGCATATGGTTTAGATAAAAAGAAATCAGGTAAAATAGCAGTTTATGATTTAGGAGGTGGTACATTTGATGTATCTATTCTTGAATTAGGTGATGGTGTGTTCGAAGTTAAATCTACAAATGGTGATACATCATTAGGTGGTGAAGATTTTGATAATGCAATTGTAGATTATCTATTAGCAGAATTTAAAAAAGAACATGGTATGGATTTAAGAACAGATAATCTAGCATTACAAAGAGTTAGAGAATCAGCTGAAAAGGCAAAATGTGAATTGTCATCAACAGTTGAAACAGAAATCAATATACCTTTCATTACTGCTGATAAATCAGGACCTAAACATTTAAATGTTAAATTAAATAGAGGAACATTTGAAGGTCTAGTGAGTAATCTAATTAAGAAATCAATGACACCTTGTCAAACAGCATTAAAGGACGCTGGTATAAAGTCAACAGATATAGATGAAGTTATATTAGTTGGTGGTATGACTAGGATGCCTATGGTTAAAAAAGAAGTAGAAAAATTCTTTGGCAAAAAACCACATGAAGGAGTAAATCCAGATGAGGTAGTTGCTATAGGTGCTGCCATTCAAGGTGGTGTTTTAGCAGGTGATGTAAATGATGTATTACTATTAGATGTGACACCTCTATCACTTGGTATTGAAACACTTGGTGGTGTATCTACAAAGGTTATTGAAAAGAATACAACTATACCTACAAAGAAAAGTCAAGTATTTTCTACTGCACAAGATAATCAAAATGCAGTTAATATAAATGTTTCACAAGGTGAAAGACAACTTGCAAAAGATAATAAATCACTTGGTAACTTTATGCTTGATGGTATCCCACCTGCACCTAAAGGTATGCCTCAAATAGAAGTGACGTTTGATATTGACGCTAATGGTATTTTAAGTGTATCTGCTAAAGACAAAGGTACAAATAAAGAACAGAAAATAACTATACAAGCTTCTGGTGGTTTATCAGAAACAGAAATAGAACAAATGGTCAAAGACGCAGAAGCAAACAAAGACGCTGATGAAAAAGTAAAAGAAAAGATTGAGGCTAGAAATCACGCTGATGGTCTTGTTGCTAGTTTAAAGAAAACTGTTGAAGAACATGGAGACAAAGTTTCAGCAGAAGAAAAAACTAAAATAGAAACTGGCATAACTGAACTTGAAGAAGCGCTTAAAAGCGAAGATGTTGAAGATATTAAAAACAAAACTAAAACATTAACTGAAGTGTCTATGAAATTAGGTGAGGCAGTCTATAAAGATATGCAACAACAACAAGAAGAACCTAAAAAAGAAGAAAAGAAAAAAGATGATAATGTTGTTGACGCTGAGTTTGAAGAGGTTGACAATAAAGAATAATTGTGATATAATAATACTATGAAAGACTATCAACGCAATAATACACTATATAGCCGTCTATTAGCCGCCGCTGGGGATGATAAACTACCTGTGTTAGATAACAAGACATTTGAATCTATGAACGCAGAATACGGCAAGGAAGAGATGAGAAAAAACCTTGCTGATTATATTGCCACAGAGCGACCTGTATTTCCTTTAAAAGAAATAACAGAAGATAATATGAGAGATAGTTTTAATTCATTAAAGAATTTTAACACTAATGCTATATGTACACCTAAAGATCAGGTTGATAAAGAGGTCTTTGAAAAGTATGATGATTACGAATATAGTTATGATAAGTATGGTCTAGGTTTAATCAATGGACCAAGTACCTACAATGATGTGTCAAATTATTTCATGCAAGATTTGAGATTAGAATGTGGTAGTTATGGCTTTAGAGCACCTAAAGAAGTATGGGAAAATGGTGACGCATATGCTATATGGAAATGTTTAGGTCCTATATGGCGTGGTATCAATGATGTTAAACTAACTAAAGTAAAAGATTTAGATGGCAATGAGTCTGAACAATTACTAGGTGGTAAACTAGATTCTAAAAGTTATATAAGTGCATTTAGATTAGGCACATATATTGCAACACAATTTAAACCTGTTGTTGCAAAAGCAATATATCAAATGACAAATGCTAAAACTGTATTAGATACAAGTTGTGGTTGGGGTGATAGACTTGCAGGTTTCTTTGCTAGTGACGCTGAAGAATACTATGGTTGTGATCCTAATCCTAATACATATGCTAGATATACACAACAGATATCAAAGTATAATAAATTACTATCTAAACCAAAGAAGGTAACGATATGGAGATGTGGTGCAGAAGACTTGCCATATCACAAACTACCA